TTGTACTATGAGAGTTGGAAGATATCCTTCTGTCAAAGATGGTGGTGCAACTTGGTCAGGTGTTATCTGTGATACCAACAGTCCTGAGGAGGACCATTGGTGGTCAATCATGTCAGGTGAAGTTCCAGTACCAGACCACATAAGTGTTGAAGAATCAAGAATGTTAGTTAAACCTGATAACTGGCAATTCTTTACACAACCTAGTGGAATGATAGAAGAAAAAGATGAAGATGGTACTGTTATAAGTTATAAGAAAAATAATAAAGCAGAAAATATAAATAATATTTTAGAAACCTATTATCCAAACTTAGTTCAAGGAAAAACAAAGTCATGGATTGATGTCTATGTAATGAATCGATTAGGTTCTATTCAAGATGGTAAACCAGTTGGAACTACTGCTTATTTTATAACAGAATCTGGTAATCCTGGACATATTAAATATCCTTCAAATCATTGGTCTAGATTAGATAGTAGTTTAGTTTTTAATAGAAAAATGTATGAGGGAACACAGAATGAAAATCCAGGATTTTGGCCAATAACAGAAGTTGAAGATTTATCAAGTGCTTCATTTTATAGGGTT